AAATAACACAATAAATTGATTATAAGTGTTTTATGTACACATTGTGTTAATAACGTATATGTTTGGTGACCTGACTCATAATCAGGGGGTCCCAGGATCATGCCCTGGTGGGCCCACAGCCGAAAGGACTGTATATTAGAGAAGCTTGTATTCAGTGATGTTTACAAGCTTTTTTATTACCCCTGACAGGTAGCTAATCTGTTAACCATAGAGAGAATTCTGTTAACCATAGAAAAGAACTACATCAAATGTAATCAACTTCTAATAAATAGACTTCAGAATAGCGTAATTTTAGATGAGAAAGTAACTCTAACAAATAAGATTATATGATAACAGGTGAGCTTAAAAGCAAGATTGATAAAGTGTGGGAAGCATTTTGGACAGGTGGACTATCTAACCCTATTACAGTAATTGAACAGATGACCTTTTTACTCTTTATAAGAAGGCTTGATGATATTCATACTCAACGTGAACAAAAGGCTACTTTTTTAAAGAAGAAGATTGATAATCCTATTTATACTCCAGAACAAAACGAACTAAGATGGAGTTTTTTTAAGAACTCAGACCCAGATGTCATGTTCAAACTCTTTACTAAAGAGAACGGTGTCTTTGATTTTTTAAAAAACATGGGAGCTACAGATAGTGCATTTAGCAGCTATATGAAAGGAGCTACGTTCATGATGCCTACCCCAAGACTTTTAGCTCAAGTGGTAGATATGCTTTCTGAAATCAACATGGATGATAGAGATACTAAAGGTGATGTATATGAATACCTTCTTAGTAAGATAGCATCTGCTGGACAAAACGGTCAGTTTAGAACACCTCGTCACATTATTAAGATGATGGTACAGATGATGAGACCATCTTTAGAAGATACTGTTTGTGATCCTAGTGCGGGCACAGCTGGTTTCTTGGTAGCAACAGGTGAATACTTACGTGAAACCTACCCTAAAGAATTACTTAAACCAAAGGAACAAGATCATTTTCAGCATAAGCTTTTCATGGGCATGGAGTTTGATCCAACCATGATAAGAATTGGAGCTATGAACTTAATGTTACATGGTATAGAACAACCTAACTTGATAGCTGTGGATGCATTAAGTGAGGCCAATAACAATTTTACTGAACAAGCTTCCATTGTTTTAGCTAACCCTCCATTTAAAGGTAGTCTTGACAGAGAAGCTGTAGATCCGAAACTACTAAACATAGTAGACAGTAAGAAAACAGAACTTCTTTTTATTGGGCTTATTATTAAAGGGTTAAAACTTGGTGGACGAGCAGCAGTGATTGTACCAGACGGAGTATTATTTGGTAATAGTAATGCACACCAAATAATACGTAAGAAACTGATTGATGACCAAAAACTAGAAGCTATTATATCCATGCCTAGTGGTGTATTCAAGCCGTATGCTGGGGTAAGTACTGGGGTATTAATCTTTACTAAAACTAATAGTGGTGGTTCAGATGATGTTTGGTTTTATGACATGACCGCAGATGGTTTGAGTTTAGATGATAAACGTAATCCAATTCAAGACAATGACATTCCAGATATTCTTAACCGTTGGGATAATTTAAATGTAGAAACCAAACGTAAACGTACAGATAAAAGTTTCATGGTTCCAGTAAAAGAGATCAGGGATAATAACTATGACTTAAGTATTAACCGTTATAAGGAGGTAGTATATGACCAGAAGGAATATGAACAACCTAGTGTAATCCTTTCACATATAGAACAGTTGGATTCAGAACGTCAAGAGCTATTACAAGAACTTAAGAAGATGCTTGCTACAGATTTACTCACTGAAAAAAGAGGTAAGTAATGAAGTGGGATAAAGAACCTTTTTTAAACGTAGTGGAGGATATTACTTCTGGCAATAGAAAATTTCAGTCAGCTGAATATTTGACTGATGGTCTATATCCAATTATTGATCAAGGAGCTTTATCTATATCAGGTTATACCAATGATAACAATATTGTTAAAAGATCAAAGCCTATAATAGTATTTGGTGATCACACTAAAAAAGTACAATATGTAGATTATGATTTCTGTCTAGGTGCTGATGGTGTAAAAGTATTAAACACAAATAAAAAAGTATTACCAAAGTTTCTATACTATTTTTTACAAACAGTCAATCTTCCAGATGTAGGTTATAGTCGTCACTATAAGTTTCTAAAAGAATGTTTTGTCCCAATCCCACCTCTCCACATTCAAGAACAGATAGCTGACACTTTGGATAAAGCTGATGCAATCCTTAGAAAAGATAAGGAGCTACTAACAAAGTATGATGAATTGGCTCAAGCTATCTTCTACGATATGTTTGGTGATCCAGTAAAAAATGAAAAAGGTTGGCAGGTTGGCTTTTTTGGGGATTTTATTTCAGTTCTAACTGATTATCATTCAAATGGAAGTTATGAGACACTTAGGGATCATGTCACACTAAAAAATACTCCAGATTATGCACTTATGGTAAGAACTACAGACTTAGAGAAAAATAATTTTACAGATAATGTGAACTACATTACTAAGGAAGCATATGAACATCTTGAAAAATCAAAAGTATTTGGAGGAGAAATAATAATCAATAAAATAGGTAGTGCTGGCAATATATATCTTATGCCCTTTTTAAACAGACCCGTTTCCTTAGGCATGAATGCGTTTTTAGTAAGACTGAAAGATGAACTAAACCCTGTGTTTGCCTACTATTTTCTGAACACTGACTTTGGTAAATACGAAATAAGTAAAAGAGTTTTCGGTGCTGTTACAAAAACTATAACAAAAGATGCAGTTAGAAGTATTCCAATGTTTATAATCCCCAAAAATAAACAAGATAGATTTGTTCAGTATATAACTTCAATTAATATACTAATTAACAAGGGTAGTATAACAAATAGTAGTTCTTTATTCCAATCATTGTTGCAAAAATATTTCTCATGATCTCCAACTTCCAACATATCATCCCTACTGAATTCAGTAAGCTAGCAGCTACACTGATGGATGCTGAGAAGAACGTCTACACTGCACCACCTTATGCAGCAGTTCTTTGTAGGAAAAGTTTGGAAGAGTGGATACGTTGGCTCTATGAGAATGATGCTGATCTTGAACTACCTTATGACACTTCACTTAATGCCTTATTACATAATCAAGATTTACGTGATCTTTTAGCTCCTTCTGTTTTCCATCAAGTAAATCTTGTTCGTAAACTAGGAAATGATGCTGTTCATGCTACTATAAAAATACAACCAGAGGAAGCTTTACATGTACTTAAGATCATGCATGGCTTTGCCACATGGGTAATGAGGGTATATAGTGAGGATAAACTAGATGCACCAGCATTTGATGCATACTTAATCCCACAAGATCAACCAGTAGTAAAATATAAAGACCGTATAGCAGAGCTTGAAGCTGAATTCCAAAAAGCTCAAGAACTCTTGCGTGAAAAAGATGCTGAGTTAACACGGATACAGCAAATTAAACAGCAACATGCTAAAACACCACCGCCACTAGATCCAAATGAAAAGGTTACAAGAGAGCTGTATATCAATTTACTTTTAAGAGAAGCTGGCTGGGATCCATCTGGTGTTGATGTAGCAGAATATCCAGTAAGTGGTATGCCAACTGGTGATGGAAAGAATAATGGCCCTGGGTTTGTAGATTATGTTCTATGGGGAGATGATGGTAAACCATTAGCAGTTGTAGAAGCTAAACGTACCAGCAGAGACTCAAGAGTTGGTGCAAACCAAGCTAAACTATACGCAGACTGCTTAGAAGTAATGCATGGTCAAAGACCTATTATCTTTTACACTAATGGTTTTGAAACATATATCTGGGATGACACATGGTATGCTGCAAGAGAAATCTACGGCTTCTATAAAAAAGAAGAGTTAGAGCTTCTAATACAAAGAAGAACTACACGTACCTCTATTTCACAAGCTCCTATTGATCCAAACATTGCAGATAGATATTATCAGATAGAAGCAATCAGAAGTGTTGCTAATGTACTGGAAAATAAAGGAAGAGAAGCATTACTGGTAATGGCAACTGGTACTGGTAAAACAAGAACAGCTGCTGCCTTAGTAGATGTATTAAGTAAATGTAATTGGGCTAAAAGAGTACTTTTTTTAGCTGACCGTAATGCATTAATATATCAAGCTAAAAATGCCTTTACAAACCAACTACCAAATCTGCCAGCTATAGATCTTACCAAAGAAAAAGACAGCCTTCATGCACGCGTAGTTTTCAGTACTTATCAGACAATGATTAATCTGATAGATAAAGAATATGACGGAGCACAACGTCATTTTGGTATAGGTCACTTTGATGTTATCATCTTTGACGAGATTCATAGATCAGTATATAATAAGTATAAAGCCATCTTCCAATATTTTGATGGATACCGTATAGGTTTAACTGCTACACCAAAAGCAGAAGGTGATCGTGATACTTACCACCTATTTGGGTTAGAGCCAAACATACCAACCTACGCGTATGAACTAGAACAGGGTGTAGATGATAAGTTTCTTGTACCTCCTATGAGCGTTTCAGTCCCAGTTAAGTTTCATAGAGATGGTATTAAATATCAGGAATTAAATAGACAGGAGCAGATAGCATATGAGGAAATGTTTGCAGATCCAATTACTGGTGAATACCCTGATGAAATAAATAACACAGCATTAAATACTTGGCTTTTTAACTCTGATACAGTAGATCATGTTCTAGCATTCCTTATGGAACATGGCATCAAAGTAGCTGGTGGTGACAGACTCGGCAAGACCATCATCTTTGCAAGAAGCCATAAACATGCTCTGTTTATAAAAGAACGTTTTGATAGGCAGTTTCCTCACCTAGGAGGTCATTTCTGCAAAGTGATAGATAACTATGAAGAATATGCATATACTATACTAAAAGATTTCTCTGAAAAAGATGGAACACCACATATAGCAGTATCTGTAGATATGCTTGACACAGGGATTGATGTACCTGAAATAGTAAACCTGGTATTCTATAAGCCAATTAGGTCTAGTTCCAAGTTCTGGCAGATGATTGGTCGTGGGACTAGGTTATGTAAAAACCTGTTTGCTCCAGATCAAGATAAAGAGAACTTTATCATATTTGACTTCTGTGAAAACTTTGAGTTCTTTGGTAACAAGCCAAAAGGGTTAGATGGTAAACGTGGACGTTCATTAACAGAACGCTTATTCCAACAACGTATAAAACTTACATATCATTTACAGAAAAGTGGTAGCAAAGAAGCTTTAGAGTATGCTGAAGAGCTTAAAACTTTCATGCTGGAACAAGTAAACAGATTAGAAGAAGATAGCTTTTTAGTGAGGCAGCATTGGAGAATAGTAGAAAAATACAGAGATAAGTATAAATGGAATGCACTAGATGAACTAGAAGTAAAAGAAGTACTAGACCAAATAGCACCTTTGGTTTTTGAAGAAGGAGATGATGAACAAGCAAAAAGGTTTGATCAGCTATGCTACAATATGGAACTAGATCTTTTACAAAAGACCTTAATTTCAGACCAATGGATGAATGAAACTATCTCTATAGTAGCTGCCCTAAGTAAAAAAGGAGCAATCCCAATGGTGGCTAATAAAATGGATTTAATAAAGCAAATTCAAACTGCTCAGTATTGGCAAGACATGAATTTAGTTAAGGTAGAACATACCAGAAAAGAACTACGTAGTCTAATCCGTTTTATTGATAAGAGTTCAGGTATAATATTCTATTCCAACTTTGAGGATGAAGTTCTCAGTGCAACATCAGAACCTAAACCTGTTATAGTTTCAGGAAACTTGGAAGCATATAGAAAGCGTATGGCTGAATATGTTTTAAAGAATAGAACCCATATTACAATTCATAAACTAAGTACTAATCAAATAATAACTAAGACTGAGCTAAAAGAACTAGATAGAATGCTATTTGAACAAGGAGAGAATGGGACACATGAACAATTCATAAAAGCTTATGGAGAAATACCTTTAGGTAAGTTTATTAGATCCATAGTTGGGCTAGAACAAGAAGCTGTTAATAAAGCTTTTAGCGGTTTTATAAATAAACCAACTTTAAATGCCGCTCAGATAAGGTTTGTTAACCTAATAATACAATACATTAGTACGAACGGTATTGTAGAAGTAGAAAAACTATTTGAGCCTCCTTTTACAGAAATATCTAATCAAGGTCTATTAGGTGTATTTAATCAGCAACAAGCAGCAGAAGTTGTTGAACTTATTAATAAAGTAAATGACTTAGCAGAAGCAGTTTAAGAAAATATATATCTTCTGAAACTCAATACTGTAAAGGATTTTAGAATTTATTCACATGTTGAAATCTTAAAGCCAGTATTTATAGGTCATATAAAATATGAACGTACCTTTGGGCATGCCAGAAAATATATCTTAGTATGTCTATAGAAGAATTATATGATATCCCACTATTTCAGAAAAAAATGGGACTTAGTTTAAAAGAACCTAGAATTTATAATATAAACCATAAGTTGACTTTACAGAATCCATACTCTTTAATAATAAGAGGTGAGAAAGTTACTATGACAATAGAAAAGTGGATACAAGTAGCTCCTGAGCTTATCTGGTCTGTCCTTTACAAGGATAGTACTGCATCTTTACCAGAGGAGGTTAAAATTATAAGAAACCTTAGCCTAGCTCACGATTCATATTTAATACTTAAGGCTACTATACAGGAACTAAACCCATCTTTAATCAATAAGCTAAAACAAAAGAAAAAGCCTAGAAGGTTGAAGCTGATATCCACCACCTTGCTTTAATAATTAAGTACTGTTACGCAACTATTCACTACTTATTAGATTAATATATAGCTATAAAATTAACACATTAGCATTTAAACTTGAAAAAGTTAAAATAGTAAAGTGTCTCGGTCGTACTCCTCACAATTACCCCCTACTCCTTATTGAAGCAATCATACCCCCTGATCTTTAAATGAAGCTTTATTTAACCCCTGACTTATTAAAATTTAGTTTTTAGCTTTTCCATTTCTGCTGCTACTTTCATATCAGAAACTCTAGCATACTGATGAGTAATCTTAGTGGAACTATGACCTAACATCTGAGATATACTTTCAATACTTATACCATTACTTAATGCAACTGTACTAGCAAAAGTTCTTCTACCTGCATGACTACTTAGTACCTTAGTGATACCACATAAATCTGCTATCTCTTTTAGATAAGCATTATAACGCTGTATGTTATACATTGGTAGTAACTGCTTATCAATAGTCACTTTATAATCAGGATTGTACTTAGCTATTAGCTCCAGAGCCTTAGGGAGTAATGGTATTGCAGATCTAACATCTGTTTTTAAACGGTTCTTGATGATCCATTGATTCCCATCTATGCCAGTAGTAACATTACTTCCATTCAATCCAGCTAAATCTGAAAATGCTAGTCCTGTATAACATTGTATAAGAAATAAATCTTTTACTAACTGTATTCTATAAATGTCAAAGCTTCGGCTTTCCAGACGGTGTAATTCCTCTAAAGACAAGTAAGGTTTTTCTTTAGCTTTATATGATACTCTAAATTCTGTAAAAGGTGATTTAGTTATCCAATCCATAGCTACAGCGTATTTTAAGTATGTTTTAAGGTTCTTTAAATGCTTGCAAGTTGTATTCTGGTCATTACCATAGTGAAGCTTCATAAACGTATTAAACTCGTCTATAAAGTTGACACGTAGTTCTTTTAATCTTAAGTCCTGTTTACCTAAACTTTGAATAAAAGCAGTAAGCTTGGTCTCAGTACCTTGATACTTTTTATAGGTAGCAATCATTAAGTCTTTACCTACTCTTGTTTTCAATTTCTGGTTGTATAGGTGTACAAGCTTTAGTAAACTTATAGGTCCGTCTGTTTTACCTTTTATCTGTTCCATTATTCCCTTCAAGTAAACATCGTCATCTTGAAACATCTTAGAAAAGATATTGTATGACTTTACTTCCAAGTCCTTTAGGTGTTTATTAATTACAGTAGCGTGAGCATCTGTTGGTTTTACAAGATTTTTATCCTGTACCCAATTACTTGGTTTAATAAAATACCCTGTTGCTAATTGTACTACCTGCTGCTGGTATCTTAATCTAAACATAATAGGTGCTAAACCTTTAGAGTTTACTTTAGCCTTGTACAAAAAGAAATACGTTTTAAGTGTTGTGGACATAACTTGGTTTTTAGTACCCCTTTTAATAGTGGAAGAGGCTGTTCCAAGTTCTTTTTATAGCTAATTTGGTATCCAATCCGTTAACCATAGTAGCTAAAGCTGTTAACCATGCCTACTAAAGACATAATTATCAGCTAGTTGACCATATCAGGGGGTCCCAGGATCATGCCCTGGTGGGCCCACAGCCGAAAGGCAACATTATCAAGGGGTTTATGCTTTTAAAAGCATAAACCCCTTTTTTTGACATAATTATTGATTTTTAATATTTATATCAAGTCAATTAAATACTTCTCTTTATATTTTAGCTGTTACAATAAAGGATAACAAACTAAAAAAATGCGAGCAGAATTGAAATCATAATCTAAATTTCAACTATTTATAAATAACCGTAAAGCTTTGGCTATCGGTATTGGTACTCGTATTATTAGAAGTTACTTTAATTGTAACAGTGCAATACTGTTGCCGTGGTAAACCACTTATGACGATGGTATTTTTTACACTTGTAGTGCTGTAAGGGGCCCCTTGTGGTAATGCTGAACCGCTAACCTGGTTAACAGTAGTTGTTTCGATTTTAATACCTTTCGAGGGCATTGCTGAAGTAAGTGTAACTATTACTGGAAAGTTAGTACCTGTGGCAATACTATTGTTAACAGCATCCATTGTAAATACAATTTTCTGTTCAGGAACAGCTTTTTTACAAGAGAAAAGCCCTGTAAATAATATAACGTATAATATATTTTTCATAATGTAACTACTTTTGAATTAATACTTTTTTTACCTGATCGTATTTCTTTCCAATTACCCTGATATAATAATTTCCAGGCTTTATGTTGCTAATATCAATAATGTTAACTTTATTTCTACCAGTTGTCGATGAAAGTACTTTTCCAGATAGAGAAACTAATTGGAAATTTAAATTTATAGTTGGTAAAATTGCAAACTCTAAAACAACTTTATTTGTTGCAGGATTAGGGTATAACGTTACAATATTATTATCTGGTGTAGTTCCTAAATTATCAATAGCTGTCACAACCAATTTAAAACTATCACTTACATTTATACAGCCATTTAGATCCGTGATTCGAAGTTTAAAATCTCCAGTATTTAATGGCTTGTGCGTTGATGCTGTTGCACCAGAAATTGGTGCACCATTTAACAACCATTGATAATTTACCCCTAAAACTGAGGTTGAAAATTGAACACCAGACCAACTAATAACTGGTTTTGTCGGTGTGGTATTTACTGTAGCTACTACTGCTGTTCTTGATGATGAAGTGCAATTATTATTAGTTGCATCTACATAATAGGTAGTTGTCGTATTAATAGATGGTGTCGTAAAGCTACTGCCA